CTAATCCCACTACACAGATCAAAGTTCTCCCATATCCACTGTGCTACTTGCAAGAACTCGTCATCCGTGTAGTACACAGTGATACTTGGCTTATGTTCGCACCAGTGATTCTGGTAAGCCTTCCAAAGCTCTAGCTGCTGCATAGCCCCTACCTGCTTGACGGTCACAGAGGACTCTGGAGCCTTGATAGGGAAGCTAAAGACTGAGGACGTAGGAGACATCACATCCTGCTCTACAGGGAATCCTGACTGTGCCATGAAGACTGCAAGCGGGTCTTTGTGGTCGCTGCGTACTCTGCGAATGTAATGCTTAGAGAAGCGAGGATGGATACCAGAAGCAGAATCAACAAGTTGAGATACAGTACCGCTAGGCTTAACACACGTAATAGCCGCAGACTGGTTAATACCAAGTTTCTCAGCCCACTTCTTATTTGTATCCACAGCAACATCTCGTACTTCCTCCAGCCACTTAGACAAGTCCTTAGACTCTCCCTTGCTCAACAGGTAGTGATCCATGATGCCTGTCATGCTGACACCCAGCAGCGCTTCCTCTTCAGTGTTCTTCTTCCAGCAGTTACGCAGGTAGCGGAAGTCCGTCAGTGTAGCCTGTAGTGTACCAATGATAGCAGCCATCTCTGCCTTCTTCTTGAGACTAGCCAGTGTGTCATCAGGACGTACTACAATCTCTGACAGGTTACAGAACTGGTTGCTACGCAGGATGATTTCAGAGCATGGGTTAGTACCAAAGTCCTGGTCAGGATCACGCCTACCGTTACGTGCTGCAATCTTCTGAGCTGCTATACGGCTAAAGATTCCACGCTCTCCCGCCTTACTCTCGTACATGTTCTGCATCTCGCCTAAGAAGGATTCAAAGTCTGGCTTCTCAGTGTACGCTACGCTGTTGTTAGCAAGCCTACGGTGGCCCTCATGCCTCCACCAGTCTCCTGACTTAGCCTTCGCCATACGTGGATCAGACAGGTTAGAGAGACTGATTAGAGCTGATCTACGCACACCACCTACCACTACAATGTCCGCTATCTTACACACTACATCATGACACTCAATGCTTGTCAGCTTACGTCCTGCTGCCTTCTGGAATATCTCTACACAGAAGTTGAACAGGTCTAGCAGTGGTTCATGTCCGCTTGCACGTCCGCCAAAGGTCTTCAGTCTAGCCCCTGCTGGTCGTACCCTGCTCATGTCCCACGTAGGTATCTTACCAGCATACAGCATAGCTATCAGCTCACGGAAGGCAGAGGCCCAGCCTATCTTGCTGTCACTAACAACAATAACACTGTCAGTCTTGTGGAAGGTCTCTGCAACCTCTGGCAGCTTGGTGATGAAGTTACGCTCTACGCTGAAGCCTACGCCTGTGCCGCACATCAATACGTACATCAGCTCATCAAAGCTACGTGGTGAGTCAATGGCTAAGTAACTACAATTAAATCCTGCTACGTTGTCCTTGGCCAGAGCATCTCCTGCTGTCATCATACAGCGCATGCTAGGCATGACTTCCATGTTATGTATTGCATCAAACATCTTACTGCTGGTCTTCTGGTCTAGCTGACCTCTGTCAACCCAGAAGGCGACATAGAGGTTGACTGTCTCTGCCCAGGTCTCTCTGCGCTTCTGTTCAGGTAGCCAACGTGCGTAGCGGCTCTTGTGTATAAACTGTTGGTACTGATCCATTATTCTTCCTCATCTAGTGGTATGTGATAGGAGCATGCTTTTAAAAAGTAATTAAACTGCTCTCTCATGTCATGTATTGTTTGCCCGTCACTATATAGCGTATAGACTATCTTGACTGCTGGAGATATTCTCTCTGCTTCTCCGAACTCTGGGTAGTGTATAAACTCAAACACTGGCTTCCTGTCCATCAGCTATTCTCCTCTGTTACCATTGCTGTTAGCTTCTGTAAGTACCAGCCAGCTTTCTGTAGGTCTTCTACCTGCTTGCCTTTGTAGTCATAGCGCCACAAATACTTCATGCAGTTGCCCTTGAGGTAGC